CTATTATCGGCGCAATCTCAGCCAGCGGGACATAGCCACTGCCTCGATTGATCTCGATCTTTGCCGTCTGACTGCCCACATAGTCAGAGCTAAACGTAAACGACACGCGCCCGCTGTCGATCGTTGTGTACTGGATTGCCAGATTTGTGACCGCAGGCGGTGCGGCAGTCGTCCAAGTGCTGGCAACATTAAGTCCCATCGTGCGCACGGTCGCCGCCGTGGTGAACTGCTCCTCAGCGTACAGTCTGGCAACAATCGACACCGTGTGATTTTGCGTTATCCGCAACTCTTCGACGCGAAATAGCTGGTTGCGCCGCCCAATCATGTTGGCGTGATTGACCGCGATAATGTCGCCCTCTTCGAGGAGTAGGGCAGTGCCGGTCGCCTGAAACGAGCAGAAAAAATCACCGTCACGATATTTGTAGCGCGCCGCCTGAACGAGTCGATCCGCCTGGTGATAGTTGTCCACACACGCGCCGCTGATGTCCAACTTGTTGACCTTGTTGACGCGATCCTGATGATCGTAGTCATTTTCCCGAAGCTCTACCTGCTGAAAATCTTGCACCGCGTCGGTATAGGTCAGCGCAAATTGGTTATAGCTGCTCTGCTTATTGCCCATCGGCCACTTGAACGAGTCCTTGATGATGTTGCTTTTCGTCAACATCCCAAATGCCGCATCGGCAAAAGCAGCATGAACGTGGACAACCTGCTCAACGGTCGTGTGCGGATATTGCGTGCCGCTCTCAAGGATGAGTTTGCCCAGCTTCGCAAATAGCGTCACCTTCGTTGGATCGGCCGGAGTCCATACCGCTTCGATATACCTGCTCAGTGTCGGATTGGCGTTGATGATCGTCGCCAACTCACCCGCCTTCTCGGCTGCCGTGCCGGTATTGCTGCTGACCGTTACGATTACACCGTCAATATTCACGATGATTGCAACACTGTCACTTCCGACTGTCAGGTAGTTCCAGGCTCGTGTGGTTGTGCTCCCGCCGCTGAACGTGCCTGAGTAGGCCGTGACGTTCTGAGTAGCTGACACCGTGATACTATTGCCTGCCGTGGAGTATTCCATATCCACGACGCGCCGAGTTTCGCTGTTTTCAGTGCCAGCACCCACCAGTGCGTAGATGCGATTCAGTGCAAGTCTCTGCCAGACGGTGACATCCTCGACCGCAATTTCCGTTGCACCGATTGCGGCATTACTTCGCAGATATGACAGGATGGCCGGACGTTCACTTTTGATCTGGAGCTTGCCGTCTGCCCCGGTTGTTAGGTATCCACGAAACGATGGCAGCAAATGCTTGAATAAAAAGTCGGCCACCTTGACAGGCTCTTTCAAATGCCAGTTTGCCGTGTACCGCTTTCGATAAAACGTCGTAGCTACAATGCCTCTCGGATCCGGCGGATTCTCCGGATCGTAGGCTTGGTACAATGCCCCAAATGTCTGGGGCCGTTGTGGCTCGGTTGTTGGCTTGCTGCCTGCTGGTGTGCGCGTGTCGGCATAAAGCAAGTATCGAAAAAACTTCCAGTCCAGTATTCCGGTCGAACGGAATCGCTTCCAGTCGGTTCCTGCTGTGCCCAGATTCTGGTCGTAATAAAACTCTTCACAACCTGACGTGTCGATCAGAGGATCGTTGCAATATCGCGCCGTTTCCGCCGCCGTCTCATCGTCAATCCACGACTCCGGATATTTCAAGCCACGCTCAGAGGTAAGCAGATGCCGCACGTGCTCGACGGGATTATCAGAGAAGTCTAAGTTGTCAAAGCAACTGCCACCGAGAGATTGAATTTTATTCCACAACACTACTGCCGCGATCGTTGGCGCGGGATCGCCTGTGTCGGGATTCTCGCCCTCGATGGTTGCCTCGACGTATGCGCGATGCGAGTAGTACTCATCACCCAAAAGATTGCTTGCTGTTTTTTGCGACGCATCCGGGCCAAACTCGCCGATGTGTTCGCTCTTCGACTGGAATGTCGTGGCCCAGCCTGCCGTGGTATTGCGCACGTCGGCAAACGTCGTTACCGGCCCCTCACCGGCGAGAAAATGCCCGTACAGGTATTCGCCGGTGTCTGCATATAAAACTGGCGTCAGGTCAATCTGTGAGCGTCCTAGGCCCATTGGTACACTCTGCCCAGTTGCGGCATTGTCTGTCGATGTCCACATCTTCGTCGCGCGTCGCGATCCGATGGTTGACGCAGATGCCCCGCTCGACCGTGCATTGACTTTGAACGAGCCAATTACCGCACGATAACGAAAGCCCTGGAAGGCTTTCTGATTGCCATACTCAAAGCACTGCTGCGATGATTTATTGCAGGTGCTGGCGTTGATGTAGTTGACGCTTTTTGCGCTTTCGTTTTCCCCCGCAAGGCATTCAGTACCTTTGAATTTCAATGGACAACGAGTATCAAATTTCGCGAAAGGTATTTCATTTTCAATGCTGCCCAGGTCCTGTTTTGCGGTCAGGCTGATCTGTGCGTTCTCAATGTCACCAGGCTTTTCACACCGGCCAACAAACAGCGTAATCGAGTCATCGTCAATCGATCGACTGACAGCCCGGATTACGACTCGGTAGCCCTCAAGGTCGATCGATGATAGCCAATCTGACAGCAGCCGATCGACGTTGCTCAACGTGATGCTGACTGAGTTGAACTTCTCGGTCATATACCGTGAGACATCACCCCGACTGATGGCTTGCTGTTGGTACTCCCATCCGTACCACACCAGCGCAGTCGATGAGAATCGCCGCTCTGCATTGCCTGGGATCAGATCGACCACATCGGGCGCGTAAAACTCGTAACAGTCCACCGGCGCAAGGTCTCGCTGGCTGGCCGAGACGATCTGATATAGCTGTTGTGATACGTTCTGCATTATGCCGTGTACCTGATAATCGTTGCCGTGCGTGACTGCGACCAGTAGCGCGTGTGCGGGCTGCGTGTATAGGAGGCGTATCGGCAGCCCGTGATAGTCTCGCCCGTGTGCGGATAGACAATGGAGAAGGACAGCCCGCCGCCCGTCGAGTCGTAATGGGCATCGAGCATTTGCGCGTTGGCTTGGCTTAGGCCGTCCCATTCTATCTCGAACATTCTGATCTGCTGCCGAAGCTGCGTGTTTGCGCGCTGCGTGTTGTCCGCAAACTGCGTCGCGTAGGTCTCCCAGTTTGGCGTGACTTCCTGAAATCGCACTGGTATAGGCGCGTCAGCTGTTGGCGGTTGCGGCAGGGCTGATGGCGTCGGCATCGTCCAGCCTGCCGCGCATCCTGTCCCTACTGACGCACCTTCAGCGATCGCCCCCGAACCGATGCCGATACCTGGGCCGACGACGATCTCGACATCCTCAAAGCGCATATTATGGCATCCCAGCACGGCCACCGCTTCAAGCGTTGCCGTGGGATTGCGTAATGACCGGTAGATCTTTGTGCAGTCCAGATAATAGTAGACAAAACCGCCAAAGTTCACTATTCGGATTTGCTGACCGGTATTTGTCCACGCCCCGTCAACCCACGCAACCGGTGTTGTTGATCCCTCATAAATAAATATCGTACCTGCCGGATGTGGCGGTACAGTGTTTGTCAGCACCGGCCCATTGATGGCGATGCAAAATTCCCACGTGGCAAAATCTAGACTTGGTGTCGCAGATGTCAAACCAAACCACGAACGGCCATTGCCGCCGAGTCTTGCCAGCTTTGCACGAAGTTCCCAGTCGCTACTTAGCAACAGATCTTGACTGCGAGTAGCTGCGCCAGAATTGCCAGCTGTAACAATGTCCGGCCCACACTCGCTTGTGCCGCCTGTATTGCGCGTGATTGTGCGTCCGTCGCTGCTGATCGAGACGTTGCCGAGATTCTCCCAGCCTGATTCAGGTATTGCGACAATGGCCATTATTGAAGTTTCTCCAAGACGATTGTAGCCCTGTTTGTCGAGGCCCGTTGACGCTGCGGGATTGTCATCGAGACGTACCGCACCCCGGTATAAGTGACTGCATCGCGCCGATGGTAAAAGTTAAATGTGCCCGACGATCCGCGCATCAGGTTGTAGTGTGCGATCAATTGTCGGATCTCGGCCGCTGATAATCCTTCGTATTCCACTGTCCATCTACGCGCTCCGCAGGGCTGCACATTGACCTCCGCGCCTCCGTCCTCAAATTGGTAGACCTCATAACCGTAATCAATCGGTTGATCAATGAGTCGTGCGATGTAGATGTTTGTGGGGAAGGGCGATGTGATTGAAAACAACCCAAACTGCGCACCGCTGGCGATACTGGTTGGTCTGGCAATAAACGCTTGTCCGGCAATCGTGAACGTCCCAAAGGTAAGCGTTGAAGCAATGCCTGTCGGCGATGTCGTGCCAAGAAACGGCGACCCAAAAGCGTTGAGATTCGATAAACCTGTTGGCCTGATCGTGGCATTGCGAAACGTCCCGAAGGTTACCGTCGAGGCAATGCCCGTCGGATTGATCGGCAGTATGACGTTTGCAATCGTCAGTGTGCCAAATGTCGCAGTGCTGGCAATGCCTGTCGGCTGCATTACCGGCGCGCCTGCTGATGCGGTGAACGCGCCAAACGTCGCAGTGCTGGCAATGCCTGTAGGGTATATCGCGCGCGTGTAGGTAATGGTTATTTTTGGCCGCGCACTCGAATAAACGGTTGACTCCGCTGCGTAAAAAGTCGCCTTTGAAACGCTTGATGGAGTCGAACCCGTCCGACTATGAATTAACCCAAGTTTCAAAACTGAGCCAATTTTAGAAGTTACATGCAGCCTGCCAGTTTCGCTAAAGGTAAATAAATTATTGCTGTCTGTGTCTGGGTTGTAATAAACAAATGGATTTTGGTCTGGGTATAAACCTGTTGTTAGACTCGTCAAATAAGCAAATGTGGTTGGTTGAATTTTTCCCCAGTCGCCACTATTACCCGTAACGAATGCCGTGTCGGAGTCGCCTATTTGCGCTTCTCTCAGTAAGATTTGAACGCCTGTAATGTTCTCTGCTTTTCCGTTTACCGCGCCAATCGAAAACACAGTCGCAGACGTTAATACCGTTCCGGTGACACTGGTTAAATTAAACTTGAAATATAACTTACTCAGAAAAAAATTACCGCCGACTCCGCCTACTTTCGACCACTCCAAACCCAGCTCAGACCCGTCAGTGGGATAAAGCGCAGAAACAGAACCTGTCAGCGTAGATGCGTCTGAATAAGACGTTGATGAGCCTTGAATTGCACCATCGAAATACTGGCCGCTTGTTTGCGTGTTGCCCGTCAGGCTATCAAAGCCATAGGACAGTTCGGGCAAATAGCGATCTGCTATCAACTCGTCCCAGTAGTGGATAGCCCACCACAGCGGCTTAAACGCGCGGTAAATATCCATTGCCACGACTGGCCCAGGGTACGCTATCAAAACGCACTCAGGGCCATCTGACGCATAATTTACGGCATCAGGTGTGATCGATACCACGCGCATGTCAGGCCGGAGATTCAGCCGACGACGAAACGCGCCACCCAACCACCGATGATTGGCCAGCCAAAGCAGCGCACCTTGATGCCGCTCAAACCATTCAGGCGTAAAGGCCAGCCAGTATTTGATGGGTGATGGTTTCATTTACAGCGCAAAAATTCGATTGGCTCCGCTATCCCACGACACAGTGACGCTTCCGCCGTTTGGCGTGATCGACAATCCCGTACCGCTGTCGAGGAAGGCGATCAATGGGGAGCTCGCCGCCGTGCCGGTGTCCTTGTAGATGACGAGTGCGCCGATGACGTTTGTGCCACTGACTCCCGTAACAGTTACGTCATCCGCATCGAACACGCCGTTCGTTACCGTTCTATTTCCCAGCGCGCCAGACGTGCCGACAACTGCCACTGAATTCGTTGAAACACTGCTGAAGTACTGGTGCGATGAGCTGTATGTGTATGCGTTCGTACTGCCGCTGATGTTCACCAACGCCACTTTGATACTGGTATCACTTGATAGATTGATTGCAGCTGTACCAGCGGCCTGATTCAACAAAGCCTCTTTGAATTTCGGATATAGGGCATTTGCCATTTTAGTATTCTCCTAAAAGATCGCGACGTAAGACGCCGCGCATTTCGCCGTTTGATTTGTAATCCTGTACGATTTTTGATACGACCACGCCTGGCTCAGTCTCCGCACGGATGATAATTACCTGTGGTTCGTTGCGCCTCGATCCCTGCTCGCGCATAACAGAGCCACCACCGCCGCGATTCTCGGTGAGGAACTGACCGCCACCGCTACCGCCCCCCGGCCCGATCGCTGACATCCCGACTGCCGCCGCCGCAGCCACACCAGCCACGACACCGTAGAACTTTGCCGCGGCAAAGTGCTGACTTGCTGATGCGAAGTCGTACCGCGCGCTGGCGGCGAATCCTTCAGCAAGCTCGAAGATTGCCTTAACTGCCGCCTGCGCTGTGACCGCTGATATGATCTGCGCGGCCAACGCCTTAAACGCTTGACCACCAACACGGCCAGTCATAATAAAGTTTTGAAGCATATTTTGCAGACCGCCAGCCACGCTGTTAAAAACATCGGTCATCATCGTCCCGAAGTTACCCATCTGATTTGACACCTCAGACAGGGCACTTGATGCGCTGGCTCCGAGCTGGCCAAAGATCCCCGCGCCCCGGTCGGCTGCTTCCTGACCAGCTGCGCCGAAAATATTCAGCGGTGACGATGCGTCGGCCTCCTGCGCTGCGCGTTTGCGCGCGTTGGCTGCGTCAATCAGCTCCTGCTCTCGGTTGAGCGCATCTGCTATTTCATCGAGCTTCCGATTTTGCGCTGTGCGGTAGTCTTCAATTTCCTTTGCGTATTGCGCCTCGAGCTTGGCGTCCCTTGCAGCGTTCAGCTCGTCGATCTTGGCAAGCGTGATGGCTCGCTCCTGATCGAGAGCGGCCACGCGCAGCGCATACATTTTGCTTGTCGCCAAATTGAAAGCGTTTGCCGCGGCATCGACACGCGCCGCTTCAAGCTGCTCAGACTGCCGCCGGAGAATCTCTTCGAGTCGTGCCTGCTCATCGTCGATTGCCGCCAGCCGTGCCGCATCAAGCGCAGCCTGTGCCCGTGCTTCCTCGCGGATCACAGCCTGTAGATAGGCGTCATAAGCACGTTTCACACCGTCGTCAGTGGGTAGAGCGACAGTCTTCTCAGTGACAGCTTTTGCCCCACCTCCTGTCTTCTTTTTGGCGTCTTTTGCTGCCTTACGTCGCGCCTCTTCAAGTGCCATCTGCATCGCACTTGGTGCATTTGCGCCAGTATCGACGCCCTCAAGTCGCGATCGAACATCAGCTGCTACTGTCCCTTGCTCTCGCTTAGTGTTTTCGATTTGCTGCAGTTTTGCCGCCATTTTATCAGCGGCCTCGGGGTCAAACGCTTCTGCAAAAGCGTCACCAAGATCATTTAATACGCTTATCAAACCAACGCCAATGTCGTTAGTAAGGCCTTTGAGCTTGAGTGAAAGAATGTCAATATTGTCGGCAAATTCATTGCTTTTTGCGATGTCCTCTTCACTGAGAACGATTCCCAAATCGCGCGCGCGGGCGATGAGTCCATCGAATGATCCGCCTACCTGATCCATCACGGGGAGCAACTTTGACCCACTCCTGCCGAACAGATCCAGCGCGGTTGCGGTTTTCAACGATCCATCATCGATCTGTCCGAGCTTTTCAAGCGTTTGCCGAAATGCCTGATCGACTGGCCCCTCGAGATCAATACCAAGCGCGCGAAATGTTCCCGCAAGCTCCTCATTGCCGTTCTTTGCCGCTTCCATTTGCTTCTGAAATATCACGGCAGTCTGTGCCGTGTCTTCGAAAGACTGACCTGACAGCGTGGCGGCAAGCTGCAAAGACTGAATCGTCTCTGTAGTGAGATTGGTTACTTGTGCAAGATCGTCAACTTTGCCGGTATACTCCATTGCCGTCGCAGCGGTTGATGCCCACGCTGCGCCAAGTGCGATAGCTCCACCAGCAAGGCCAGCAAATGCCGCCGTAGCTCCGGATAGCGACGGGATCATCCCGCCTACGGCATCGCCAATCAGGCCAAACTGTGATGTAAACGCGACCAGCTCACCACGGGCAGATTCGCCCAGGTTGTCTCTGAATGATGCAAGGCTCCTCGATGCGCCAGAGAACGTCGTCCCGATCTGGCTACCCATTCGGTTGAACTGCTCGCGAGTCTCGGCCGCGACACCCTCGACGACACCGCGAAATAGAGCTAGCTGCTGCTGCGCGTCCATTGCGTCAACGTCGATTTGAAATGTCAGGCCTACCTGGTCACGGTTTAACGCCATCGAATCTTACCTCGGTTTCCTTACCACCGCCCCACATCGCCGCCGTGCGCTCATCTTCCCATACCTGCAGCTTGAATGCCGCCAAGTGGTCAAAATCGAACGCGATCGCACTATCACGGATCTCCAACAACTCACTCGGCAATCGCCCAAATTTATTTGCTGTCAGGGCGATCATCAACAAAGCCTCCGCCTGGTCGTTTCTGACGAAATCTATTGAGGCGTTCAACCTCAACCTCCCCGCCACGTGTGGCAACTGGTACGCCCGGCGCATTTGATTGCACCCACTGCGTCAGGAATTGGAAGTCGTCTGGGTCGATCTCTGAAAGTGCCAACACCTCGTCTGACTCTGGCGTGATTGCCACACGTGGCTCCACGCAGGCATAGACGATGCAGTCGCTGATAAATTGCAGCCCCTCGAGCGTCTCATCTGCGGTCATAGCTACGGCAGAACCGGGGGAGGCGTTCTGCTGTTCGAGCATTGCCCTTAAGAAATGCTGCGGCATCCGTCCCGCAGCCATCCACACGTGGAGAGGTGGACGGCGCATCTTGAAAATAGCACCAGAAGGCAGAGTGATATTGCCCGTCAACTCCGCCTTCTGTACCTGTCGTCTGTATTGGTTTGCCTTCACTGTAGCCTCTCAGTGTTGCTTAACTGTTTGCCGCGCCCATATGCCAGAAGTTGGCAATCTGGTCGCCGACGGTGCGACCTGTGACGGCGAGACCCATAAACTCAAAAGCGGCCTTTGACTGATCTTTGCGGGTGACCGCGAAGTTGAACCCAGCCTTGTTGTACGTTTTGTAAAGCTGAATGCACCAAAACTGATTACTGCCGCTGATGTCCTGACCGATCAGCGCAATTGAGTACGTTGACACGGTTGAGAGTCCACCCATCGTCAGCTCTTCGTATCCGGTAGACGTGTTTGTATTTACGCCCTTCGTGCCGCCGACGGTCATTTTTTCCAACAAATTCCAGTTGAAGACCTGTAGAAATTCGCCTTTGATCGTGCAGCTTTCGCTGATGATCCGGGACATATGCGGCGCGGTCAGCTCGTCGCTGGTAAAATCCTGAATCTCCGGCACGTACTCAAACGTCGTTCCGGCTGCGGTCATTCCAAGGTGGATTGCGTTTGGGTTTGCGGTAGTTTCAGGTGTACCGCTTTCGAGCGTCATTCGACTCGATGCAGCCGGGACAGCCACGTCAAGCCATATGTCCGACGGCCCGAGGATGATCTGATTTGCGTTATAGTTTTTTGTTGATGCAGCCATTTACTTTTTTTCCTTCGATTTAACCAACTCCAGAAATGGCGTTGGATCGAGATCGGGCCGATAATCCCGCCGTTCCGCAGCCGCGACAAAATAACCCAGTTCCGTTGCCAGTCGGCAATACACCTCTTCGCCCAGTGCCTTGTGAGTCCACGGCAGGGGCGGCAGGTTCATTGATTTTGCTTTCTCGTATGCAGTCATAACTTATGCTCCTCAGCGTTCTAACATTTGAACCACTAAAACTATTCGACCGTCGAGCCTGTACATTGTGTCGCCCTGCCGTAGCACCCCGTATTGATGCTCAGTGACCTCCCAGATAGGTTCACTGACAAGGGCTGTCGTATTGGCCCCAAGCAGGTCGGCAACGGTCATTGTTCGCAATACTCGATCGACGGCCAGCATATACTTGAGAATTGTGCGCTGGATCGTGTAAGCGTCTTTCCCGTCGATGGCGATGTCCACGAACAGCTCACACCGGCCCCGGATGTGGCTGTCGTCGTCGCTTTGCTCGAGTGCTTCTGACGATGGCGTCACAAATAGAGCAGGGAAATTCAGCACCACCGGAGTAGGTGTGCAGTAATCGGTAAAGTTGGTCAGCCCCGCCTCGATCTCGGCCAGTGCGGTCGCGGTCGATGCCTCGAGGTATGCCTGCACGTTGTCGATGAGCCTGTACAGGAATTGTGCCGAATACCTGGTAGTCGTGTATGGCATTATGCGGCCCCCGGTGTCGTGCGCGATCTGCCACGTGTGGCAAAGCCTGCGTCACGTGCGCCACGTTCCACGAAGCGATAGAGGCGGCTGACCATCCTGTCAATGTCTCTCTGAGTCGGCGCGAACACTGGACGCTGCGCCAGTCGTGAAGTTCCACGCTGATGATATTTTGCGTAGGGTACAGCCGTCCCGAGGGTTAGCGATCGCGGCTGCTCGTCGTTGATGATGTCAGCACCAAATCCACCCAGCGTCAGCGATCGAAACAGGCGGCCAGTCCGGACAAGTATTGGCTTGCCGGGATACTTCTTTGCCTTCCACTTCGCGTAATTGGCTGATAGCGGTTGCCACTTCTGCCCACCACGCGCGCCCTCAGATTCAAAATGCTCGACGTTTGCGCGCACCCAGTACATGCGGATCTCTGGCCAGACCTCGCGAAAATCTTTGATGGAGTCGTCAAGCGTTTTGAACGCGCGCGTCGATCGCTCGAGGCCATCAATCGTTACACTCAGTTTCACTCAACACCTCCTCTCCTTCGATCATTGCCCGTAACAGATCACCGATCTCTGGATCACCTGCTGGAATCATCGTTGCATCGTCTTCGTTGTCGTCTTCACGTCGTGCCACGTTGTCTCCTATGCGAACATCCCACGCCCTGCGCGATAGCTATCTGCTACGGCCTGCGCTCTCGGTGTCAGCGGCTGATTGATCACGGCCACGCCATCAATGGCCACCGCGCGCGCGAAGCCTTGATCCTTCGATCGCCAGATATTTGCAACGATCTCGAGTGTGGCTTCCTCAACCTCGGCCGGTACTGAATCCCAGCCCCATTTAGCAGTGACGCCAACCCGGATACCGGCAGGCCATCCGATGTAATCCACCTGGTTGCTGAACTCGGCAAAGAAGAAGTCTCTGCGCTCATTTAGTGCCGCATAGCTCGAGTAATTGTCACCGTACCTGCGCGTCAAGAAGAACTCACCCGGTGTATTTTGCCTGCTTCGCTCGTAGGGATTGAGCGCGATCCAATTCAATTCCGCAAAGCCCGTCGGCATTGTCACCGTCGGCGCGACTGCGGACATGTACGGATCGACTTTCAAGAAGTCCGTGCCATCTCCCCAGAAATAACGCAGCGTCGCAGTCTGGCCGGGATTGCCCTTACTGAAATATCCGTCACTCTGCGAAGCGGCCATGTCGAACAGCCGACTCGCGCGCGTGACGATCCGCACCAGCACGTCTTCGTCAGCATCCTGTGACTGGTAGACGTATGCGCGCACCTGGTCAAGCGTTGTGTAATCGCTACTTGCCATGCTTCACCTGCTGCGGGGGACGGTTGAGTTTCTTATTCCATCGTTCGTGAATTGGCTTTTCGTCGCCTTCGTAAATCACGGCAATGCCACGCTGGATCAGCAGTAGAGCCACACCTGGAGCTGGATCGATTATCTGGCCCGGCGATGCCAGACCGTACGCTTTCAACATCCTGATCTTCACTTGCATTCCTCCGGTTTGCCTTTTTCCGTCCAGTCTGACAGGTACTGGTGTTTGATTTGCCAGTCACTCGTTGGCCACGTGGACACAACCTGAATATGGCCAATTTTGATGTGGTTTGCCTGATAGATCTTATGACCAGCTGCTTTGAATTTCTTCCAGAAATAGATGTCGGCATCGACCTTGCAATCCGGCCCTTCGTCCGTCCAATCACCCACGCTGTTTGGCTGCGACCACAGCCACGGCTTGGGCACGTCACGCAATGCCGCCAGCTTGATCAACGTCATGCCAAAATGCCCTGTTTCAATTGGCGTCAGATCCTGCTCGAACTCGTCAATGTCCACCTGTCGCCGGATGTTGCCGTATGCATCCTTCATGCTAAACAGGAACTGCTCACCGTTGCGCCGCACCTGTACAGGGACGATCGCGTCAGCCTCCGGATACTGCGCCGCCAGCGTCAAAAGCTCCTTCACGTCATTCGCATCGAAAAGCGTGTCGTAGTCGAGAGCGATAACCCAGTCTGTACCGTTCTCGACAAGAACCGACAATCCGCGCTGAATGCCCTGCTCCCAAAACGCGCCCCCAAATTTGAAGAGCGGGATGTTAAACTCTGGCGTTCTGAGAGCCTGCCAAGCACTGCCCCAATGATCGTTCCAGCCCAGCCGGGGAACCGACATCAGAGCTGCGACACGTGCGTTGACCTCAACCCGTGTAGATGGCGCGAGGTTGGCCGTCAGTGGCTTTTTGCCTTGCAGGTTAAGGCTTACTGGCAGTGAGGCGCAGTCTTCAATCTCAGACTGCCAGCGCGCAATGTCGGTCAGTCCGAAATACCGCATCAGATCGCGCAGCTTGCGTTCCGTGTAAAGCGATTTGTGAAAGTCGTTGTCGTCCGACTGACCGCCCATCAGATATGACTCGATGGGGATCTCGTCGGATCTGTGCTGAACAATGTAGTCAAAATCAGGTACGGCAATTTTTAACACGCCACCAGGTTGCAGTACTCGTACCCATTCCGCGATTACGTCCACGGCCTCGCGATGGCCGAAATGTTCGAGGATGTGCGATGCACGAACCTCCTCGACTGACCCATCTGAAAAGTCAGGAAGGGGGAAAGCCTCCTGACCCGACAGACGGTCGATGTTGGTGAACCCAGCGATTTTTTGTAAGCCTCCGCCAAGATTCAGTTTCACGTTAGATCTCCTTGACCACGTTCGATCCGTAGCCCGACGTGGACGCTGGATCACTTTTTGACCGATCAAAATACGCAATAGCACTCACCGGCAGGTTGGAGTTAGTGCTCGCCGTGCCCGGAGTTACCGCAAGGCGCAGATACCGCTTGCGATTACCGTTGCTTCGATCGACAAAGAACCGCACCGACTCTGACGCGCCGACCGCAGCCGCGCCCGTTGAGAGCGCGGTGATCTCCGAGAAGTTGGTGACGACGGTATCATCAGACTCGAGAATCTTAATGCTGGCCGGAGCCACGCCCGCACCCGCGAGCGCGCCCAAGGAGACGATGATTTCCACATCGCCCTCGCCTTTGCAGTCGAGGTTAGCCGTCGCCGTAGCAGCCGCCGTAACGGTAGCTGGTACGAGCATTACTGTTGATTTATGGTTTTTCAATGCTTTCATTTTGGATCACCTCCCTTAACTGGCTGCGGTAATAAGTCCGACGATCGGCCCGGCAGCGGTTGTATTGCCGACATCGTGGACGTTGATGTCGAGACGCTGAGTGCCACGGATCGCGAGCTGATCCTCGGCAAACTTGTACTCACTCGACAGGGCCAGTGACAGCGTCCGGCGATCACCAAACGTGGTGCCCTGACGGTAGTTGCCGAGCAGCGCGCAGATCTGACTGTTGGCTTCGGTGGTTGGCATCACCTGTGACAAAACGATTGGGTAACCGAGGAACCGTGGGACACCGCCATTTGCGAGATCGACAAGCGTATTGCCGCCCGCCGCAGTCTGCAACTTATGCGCGACCGTGTCAAAGAACGTCGCCGACATAATCCACTGCGCACCGCCACGGGCGAACAGCGGGAGACGACCGAGGACACCGTGAAAATCGCTCAAGATGATCTCTGAGTAGGCGTTGCCGCTGGCGACCTGAAGCCCCTTGATGTTGGCGATAGTGCCGTCAACATCGCGCAGCTTCTGCCGGATGCCGGTAATGCCGCCATAGGTCGAAGTTCCGTCACCATTGAAATAGCACTCGTCTTCCTTGTTGCTGAAGGCGTAAGCGATCTCACCGGCCAGATCGTCACCGATGCTGATCATTGCATCTTCGTTCAGCTCGCTTGACCAGAGAGTCAGCGCGGCCATCTTCTTTGCAACCAGGTTGACGCGATCCCAGTTCTTATTGGAGTCGGTGATGGTTGACGCCTCGCCGACGAAATAGGCAGTCAGCCCGCCCACACGGCGCGGAATTGAAAGTGTGTCACTGGACATCGGGACAACGCGCGAAACCTGACGCGCCACACCGTACTGCTCGCGAAGATCAATGATGTCCGTCGCAAACTCCGGCGGCACAAGATAGCCACCAAGGAAGTTGGTTGACTCGTTGAGGGCCTTCGTCTGAATGCCGTTGGTGTCACACCACTGCTTACTGGCAACGTCGCCGACAACCGCACCCTTGAACCACTTCCCGAACCTGTAGGCGCGCTCATCGGCATTCTTGCCACCGACGACGCCCTTGAAATTCTTGACTCGTCCAACCCTCGAGAACTCGATGGATGGCGCAGGGATCGTGTTATTGCTCTTCGTTTCCGTCGCGCTGTTGTGGTTGTACGTGATCACTGAGCTTTTCATTGCCTCGATCTCGGCCAACTGCTTTACCTCACCGTCAATCGCGGCGATCTGCTCATTGCGCGACTTGATGCCCTCGAGCTGGTCAGCCGGGATAGTCGCCACGTCTGGATGCTGTGCGAATACGCTCTTCTGCTCGTTCCTGAGCGCATCGCCTTTCAGAATAAGTTCCTGAATTCGATTCATATCTTTCCTTTGTTATGCGGCCCCAAGTGCCGCTGCCTGAAGTTTGAGAAATTCTGCGTGTAGACGCTTGGCGGTCTCGTCTGCCGGTGCAGTCGGATTATCCACCATCTCCTCGGCCATTTTGCGCAGCCTGCCACAAGCCTTTTCCAGGTCATCGGCCATTGATGCGCACATCTCGCCGTGGGATGGGCTTGCCTTGCGCCCTTGTGATTTGCGCAGCTCAGAGATCTCTCTGATGCGCTTTTCGAGTCCCTCAACCGCAGTCAGCACGGCCCGGGAATGATCCGCGAATGCAAGGCCGGTAAGCGACTTTGCGTCAAGGATCGTTGCGTTATCGTTTGCCGGTACGGTCACCGGCGAATACTCGTACAGCTTGAGCTTTTTCAGTAGGTAAATCTTGTCATTGCCCATCTCGTCGAAAGCGGCCATTGCGGCCATTTGACGCTCGAGGGGTACACCGTATGCACCCATTGCGGCGACCATTCCGGACTTGTCCGTTACCTCATACTCTTGAACCTGGTATCCGATCGAAAGACGCTTGACGACGCCATCGCGGATGAGTGTCATTGCCTCAAGGCCTTTCGGAGTGCGGCTGATGCGCGACCGAGTCATCAGCCCGTAGCCATCCTCTTTAGCCTCGAGCGGTACGCCAATCGGTGTCATCCAGTCGTGCTGCCAGCACACGACACCGTCACCCAGGAATCGCGGCAAGTCTTCAGTGAAGGCGCCCGGGAGGATCATATCGCCGGACTTGTCCACGTTGAGCAGGCCGGCAGCGTAACCGGTAAACTCGCCCGCATACTGGCCAGACTCATCCATCGCCGCCGCTTTGATCTCATAGGGCAGTGACTTGTGCTCGTGTTGTCCGATTCGATCCATATCATTCATCGCTTAAACTCCCGTTGCTACTACTGGTATGTGTACACATCGACACTGCGCCCGTCCGTCACACTGCGGATTCGGAACCGCTGGTATCTGACCAAGCTGGCCGCCCAGTCCGTCAGATTCGCCGCACGGCATACAGGTTGCGTTATCAAGCACGGCACTGTAGACCAGATATTCGATGGCATTCGACGACTCTGTTATTTGTGCCTCTCGGCCCTGAGCCAGTGCGACGTTTGTACCTTCGCTTGCCGCTCGTCCCACATATGCCGTCGATCCGTCGCGGAATGCCTGCTGTACGGTCTCTTTTACTGGCTGATTGAGCATTGAGGCGGATGATGCCGCGCCAATGCCGCGCGCTTGTACGTCGTTTGCAACCTTGCCCACAAGCGTGGATGCGATCATCTGGATAAGCTCACGCTTAATTACCTGCGCCGCCGTCATCGTGACGTTGATGTCCGGCCCTCGCTGGAGGGCGATCTCACTGGCGATCAGCTTCGCCCCGGCGATAAATATCCCTGCCAGTATTGCGCCGATGATCAGTTTGTCCTGCTCGAGGGGGCGCACAGTTGCTGCGTAGTATTCGGCGGCATCCATGTCGTCCAGCTCCTCAGCGATCTGATCAGCGTATCGCTTGCGAAGCTGAAGCAGGTTGCCTTCGAGGCCGATTTTGCCTTTCTGATACTCTTCATCGAGGGCCTTGATGCAGCGCATCTCAAGCTCCGTCGGCTGTCGTCTGAGCGTCAGCCCCTGCCAGTCATATGCTTTTACTTGGACGTTATGGAGGTCGGAGGACGAATTCCCCTCCACAACGTCCGCAGCCTGCGTGGGCACGGTTGCAGCAGGCTGATCCGTTGGCGTCGTCGCCGTATCTGATGCAGCACTCATTGCGTTTGCCGGCATTGTCGGTGTCGCGTTATTGGGTAGCAGGAAATAGTCACCAGCCGGATCCGGATCGTAACCAAACTGCGCGCGAGTTTCATTAAGCGATGTGACGCCAGCCTGCCAAGCTGCTATTGCGCGCTGCTCCTTCTCGCTCTGGTTCTCCTGAAGTGCGCGAATCTCTGATGTGTCAAACTCGCAATCAATCGCGGTAACATCGCGCTCGAAGTCGATCAGCAATTGCCGTGCAATCGTGCGCTCGAATGTCTTCCACGTCGGGATCAGACATTCCTCGAAGGCACTCTTTTTCAGGTTTGCGAGATTGTTATATGTGCTGCTATCTAGCCCTGCACTCAGCCCCGCGACGATAGCAGGGATGCCCAGCGCACCGGAGATGCGCGACTCGGCAAGGTTGGTGATGCTGGCAAAATCCATCTGCTTTGGATCGTAGCCCAATGGCTTGATGTCTGCTTGGAAGTCCAATATCAACGGTTCGCCGCGATTGTCCCCGCCGAATTTCCTTTTCCAGGTTTGCTTGATTTGCTCGGCCTTTTCCATTGTCATGCCGATCGGTTCGGCCGGTGAGACAACGACACCAGGTATCGCCATATTGCGGCAGAGAGCAGCAACCCATAGTGACACCTCAGTGTCAGTGAATACTTGCAGCAGAGCGGCCTTAAGCGGGGCAAGGCCATACCTGGGATTCGCGGGATTCAGGCCATTCCTGAAATGCACCACGTTCTCAATGGGGATCTTCTCAATCGTGCCATTGATGCGCCGCTCGTAGTAGTCGATGAATGCGCTGCCATTCTCCGGCCAGTGTGGTTTTATCGACCAGTGCGGTTCATACCAGATCGACGTGGGCACGCCAAAGCCTCGAGCATTGCGCTCCTTGATCCAGTAGGCGTTGCCGTCAAGGTGATACGATAGCAGGGTAGCAGCCCATAGCGATTGCGCGTCATATCCGGTGTTGGGCGACTCAATCAGGCTTGTCAGCGGGTGGCCGTCTATCGTCTCGTCTTCGTCGTCGGCAAGCTCGCGGAAAACCTCAAAATCCGCTTGAACAAAGTTTCTTTGAATCCACGCAAGCGTATTGATCACTGCGCTATTGCTTATTGGGTCGGTGTTCTCGTATGGGAAGGTGCGCGGTGCCATCGACAAGAACGAGCCGCCGCGATGCGTCATTGACGCAGGATAGCGGAAGGCGGTGGAGGCTGCTTTGATTCGGTCAAATATTCCCATACAAGCTACTCGTTACACAGAATCGGAAAATAACTTTTTTGAAACGTCGTCCTCATACTCAATTGGCCAGCTCGTCAGCTCTCGCTCCAGCTCCGCGATCCGTGCATCCTTTGCTGCAAGCTGCGTTTCCAGGTAGTCGATACGCTTCGCCATTTCTTCAATAGTTGCCATCAGTATGCCGTCCCCATGTTGCCACGTTGCAAACACTCCCACGCCAGCGCACGCGCGATTACCGTGTCGTCGTGGCCACCCTCCGGGGCAGAGTAGCTCACACGGCCAGTCGTGCTATTTACGCGCGATTCGTACGATAACAGCTCGACGCGCCCCACTGGGTCAGGCAGGAAATGACACTCTTCCCGCTCGAGGCACAAGGCCAGTGATTGGATGAGCGGCGGCTTGCTGCTGCCCGTCGTCTCAAAGCCCCTGACGCTCATCCCCTCACGCTGCAAAGCCTCGAGGTTCGGCGAGCCGATACTGTTGCTCTCAACGATCGTTGATGCCACGATCCAGCGGTCAGCGATAGCCCGAAGACGCGCCCTCTGGAATGCCCACTCAATCTTGTTAAACCTGTCCAGCTCGACTTCCTGCCGGCACGTACCGCAGATCACGCTGATCACCGTGAAGTCATTCTTCTGGCCCCAATCGACACCGGCAAATAGCTGATGGCCTGTATGGCCGCCAGTGTCAGCGCGAAGGCAAGCATCAATGTTTCGAAACACCGCGCCAGAGTTCTGCAGAAACTCGGCCAGATACTCTTGCCGGAAGATCTGCTCTGGTAGCTCCTGCCGTGCCGCTTCGATCTCGGTTGGCTTGATGTGCGGGTTGTCTAACGTCGGACTGTGCCACGCTGCCCAGTCTGGTTGTGTGCCGTCTACGCCCCTGCTGTAGCACTCGTGAAAAAAGTTGATCCCTTTCGGAGTGCTGAGGAAAAACGCGTCGCCCTCATAGTCGGTCAGTGTCGGCCGAATCGCAGCTTGCCATGCATCGCCCAGGTTCGGCACCATCGCGGCCTCGTCCACAATCACGCGCGCGTATTTACGACCACGCACACTATCAGCGGCATCCAATGACCAGCAATCGATTACACCACCGGTGATCAGCTCGATGCGATGCTCCTGCTTGGCTACGCGCGTTTGCAGCTGTTTCGTGGTCTCGATGATCTCTTTCCAGACCTCACCAAGCATCTTGTAGGTCGGCGAGAACCAGCCGACCGGATAGCCGTCAAGGGCTTTGTCGATGACCAGATCAATGCCCAGCGTCGTCTTGCCAAAGCGTCTACCACAAGCAAGCACGTTGAAGCGTCGCGCCTCATTGATGATCCGTTGCTGCGCAGGGTGAAGGGAAGGCAGCACCAACTCGATTGTTTTACTTGCGGTCTGCACGACGAATAATCACCTCGACGGTTCCGGAGTGGCTTTGATCAGCGCGCTCAATATATCCGCGCTCCTGACCAATCGTCTTCAGGGTGAAGCATACGGCCCAGCCTTGCTTCTCGCGCACAGCCGACAGGAGTGCGTTCTCGGCTTCGTCCAACATTGTCTGCCGGGAGTCGTCGAGGATCTGCCTCAGCTCAGGATTGGCGTTGACGTGCGCGTGAATCGCCTTTCGACTGACTCCCATCAATCGCGCTACGTGGCTGATATTGCCGTTTGATTCTGACAGCATCTTTTGCAGATCGTTATCGTTAATCTTTTTGGGCGACGGAGCCACAGGGGAGCGTGACTTTTTCGTCTTGGTTATTGCAGCCTTCTTTTTCATTGTTACCCTTGTTACTTGTCAATGATCTTGTCGATCTTGTCTTCGATGCGGTCAAGCCTTGATTGAATGCCGCTCAACTCTTTATCGAATGCGCGAGTTGTGACAAGGTGACGCATCTCCTGCCGGATCTCGTCCACCTCTTTCCGCGATGGAGTGAAAAATGATTTAAGCAGCCAACCACCCATCAGCGCAATGATGCTTGATACTGTTACATCTACGTACTCTTTCTCCATCGGTGTCACTTTCTCGGGGATCATTTTTGGCCTTTGTTGGTGGGGTGTCTGGTCTCGCATCTCCCCGGCGCGAGGCTCTACGCCTGCGAGTAGACACCCCGTATGCCGGGGAAGTCGCTGTTACTGTTTCAGCCTGTTGATCAGGT